GACGCGGCCATCTTGGTGCCGAGGGCAGTGTCGATCGCATTCAGGCGAGCCACCACCGAAGCGGCAGTGCCCTTCGGATTGACACCAAGCTCCGTCTCGATCGCCTTGACCGCGTCGTTGACGTTGGTGTGCTGGCTGTGGTGGAGGACCGGAGCGTCCGAGAGATTGTCGACCCCGGTAGGGTTGGTGAAGTTGTCGATCGCCGCTGGGTATCCGCTGGGCATCTCTTCTCCTTACAGGTACTTGAGTTTCCCTCGGATACGGAGCCGCGTCCCTGCTCCGAACGCCGAGCCTTCAATGCGCACTTGCGGACCGAGCGGATCGGCCGTGATGCCAAACATAGCGGGTGCATGACCGCCAGCGAACACCGTCTGCGGGTACACATCCGTTCCGCCTTGTGTGAAAGCGATTCCGATCCCGACCTTGCTGGTCCACAGGCTGGTGTTCACCACCCATTGAGAGCCGGAGGCAACGGTCCCGTTGTACTGGATGTAATGCCCGTTCCGATTGTCGATGATCTTCGGGTTCGTGGCTGGCCCATCCACCACCAAGTAGAGGTCTCGCATCGGGGCGGTTGCTGCGGGCCAGGGGTTAGGGAGGGTGATGTCGGTGTTTGCAGCTATGCCGACGTTCGAGTCGTAGTTGCTGTCGGCAACATCCTGCAAGAAGGCCCCTGGAACGATGAGTTCCACCGTGAACTCGGCCGTATACGGGTAAGCGGAGTGCATCTCCGGCGTGATGGCGGCTCCGAGACGGCAAAGAGCCTGCCGAATGTTGCTTCCGGCAACGTCTGTTTGGAGGCGCACGTCGAGAAGGCGATGCTGCACCCCGAACATCCGCTTCAGAGCGTCGAGATTCTGGGTGTACTTGAGATAATCATCGTTGCCTACAGGAACGGCTCCGTCTGCATCGGTCCCTCCGACCCACATGCTCAGTACGAGGCGGCCAGGTCCGTATTTCTTGTTGTAGACAGGGATGACACCGTCCCGCATCCCGGTGTCGATGTCCTCCCCGGCGATGGCCGGAGCCAGATCCCGACCGTTCCTCGTGGAGATGTTCCAGGCCAACGTGTCGAGACGGACCCCGTCTACCGTCACAGGCCACTTGCTCGTGTTGACCATCACAGAACTCCCAACGTAGCAAGGCGAGTAACCTCATCACTGAGGGTTTCCGCGTCCGTCTTACCGACAGGATTGTAGCTGTTGACAACGATCGTCGGTCCGGCGGCGGTTGGTGCCGGAGTGGGTGCCCCCAGCGTGGTAGATCCGCCCGCATTACCGACTGCGTCGGCGAAGACGGGGACAAAAGTGGGTAGGGCACCCGTTACGCCAGTAAGCGTTCTACGAACGTCTGCGACGCCCTCAGCCAGTGCATCGTTGAAGCCCTCCATGATCAGAGCACCGGCTGGGCGGAGCAGCTTCTTGTCCCGCTCCTCTGGTCCCTTCCAGTCCGGGATCTTGTCGGTCAGTTCCTTCAGCTTGCCCGTGACCTTGTTGATCATCGACGTGATACCGTCGATCAGGCCCTGGATGATGTCCTTGCCTGCGTTGATCAGCCACTTGCTCGCCCCGGCGAAGATGCCCTTGATCTTGCTGACGACGCCAGAGACCTTGTCGTAGGCGGTCTGGATCCAAGAGCCGATGGCCGAGGCCATGCTCGAGAACGCCGACACGGCAAGGTTCTTCGCCGAGTTGAAGGTGTTGACGATGAAGTCCTTGATGCGGCCAACCGGACCCGCCACTCGCGAGTAGATGCTGTTCCAGATGGAACTAACGAACCCCGCCACTGCATTGAAGATCGTTGTAACGAACGCCTTCACTGCGTTGAAGACCGTTGTAACGATGGCCTTGATCCGGTTGACCGCTCCAGTGATGAACCCCGCTACCGCATTCCAGACCTTTGAGGTGACGCCGGAGATGAAGTTCCAGGCAGCGGAGACGACGGTGCGGATCAGGTTGACCCAGGCCATCACGATCGCAATGATCTGCTTCACCACAAAGGAGATCGCGAACAGGATCAGCTTCATGGCCAGGGTGATCACCGCAACGATCAGGTTGAAGACAGCGGTAATCAGACCACCGAACACACCCCAGATCGCCTGCCATATCCCCTTGATGATGTTGAGACCGGTAGTGATGATAGAAGTGATGACACCAATGAACGCCATCACGATGCCCTTGATGACGTTGAAGATCGCAGTAAAGAACCCTGCGATGGCATTCCAGACCGTCATCGCGACCGACTTGATGCCGTTCCAGAGGCCACTGAAGAAGCCTGCGATCGACGAACCGACACTGGAGAAGAACCCAGCTATCCCGGACCAGACGCCCTTCAGAAAGGCGACAATCGCGTTCCACACCTTGACGGTGAACGCCTTGATCTTGTCCCAGTTCTTGATGATGAGGACGGCGAGCACCACAACCGCCACGATCACCAGAGCGATCACGGCGATCCAGCCCAGCAGGGCACCGACACCAATCCCGATAACCGCCGCCAGGGGTGCCAGGGCACCGAGCACAATCCCAATCGCACCAGCGAAGGCGATGAACGCTCCGACCACCGTGAGCACCACACCGATGATGCCGACGATGGTGATGATGGTCTTCTTCTGCCCCTCGGACAGGTTCGAGAACCAGTTGACGACGTCGTTGAGGGCCTGCGTGAGCTTGCGGAGGGCGGGGAGGAGGATGGTGCCGACCTGGATCGCCACTGTAGAAAGGGATCCCTTGAGCTTCTCGAGGTCACCCTGGAAGTTGTTCTGCCGAGCCGCCGCCACCTGTTCGGCCGTCACGCCGTGGATCGACTTGGCCATGTCGTCGTAGCCCTTGGCACCGTCCTTCGTGAGGACAGCCGCCGCCCGGATCGCGTCCGACCCGAAGATGGTCTGGAGGGCGACCTGCTTCTGGGCTTGCGTCAACCCAGCGGTGCTCTTGGCAAGGATGTCCTGAATGTCCTTCAGGGGCTTCAACTTGCCGGTTGCATCGAAGAACTGATTGGCCCCGTCCTTGGTGACGATGCCGAGCTCCTGCATCGTGGCCAGGGCCTTGTCGGTGGTGGGCTGGAGGTTGCTGAGCATCGTCTTCAACGACGTACCCGCGTCGCTGCCCTTGATGCCTGCGTTGCCCATCTCAGCGATGGCAACCGCCGTGTCCTCAAAGGACAGACCGACGAGGTTAGCCACTGCACCAACCTGCGACAGCGAGTGCCCGAAGTCCGTTACGTCAATGGCAGAGGCGTTCGCGGCACCCGCGATCAGGTCCGCGATCTTCGGCATCTGCTGTGCCGACAGGGAGAACTGATTCATCGCGTTCGATGCGATGGCGGCAGCTTCCGGGAGGGCGACCTCTCCTGCGGCGGCGAGGGCGACGGTGGCGTCGGCAGCACCGTTCAAGACATCCGGGATCGGAATGCCTGCCTTGATTAGCTCCTCCATAGCGGAGCCAGCTTCACCGGCCGAGAAGGCGGTGTCCGCTCCTAGCTGGAGAGCCTTCTTTCTAACGGCATCCATCTCCGGGACGGTTGCCCCGGAGACCGCCTGGATCGCGGACATCTGCTTCTCGAAGCCAGCGGCTTCGTTGACGGCACCGACGAACGCGGCACCGATGGCCGCCCCTACACCGCCGACCGCAGCCCCGACCTTGACGAGGCCAGGGCCAGCCTTGGTCAGCTTGCCGGTAAAGCCTTCAACGGCTTTCTCGCCCTTCTTAGCACCGGTTTCAGCACCCGAGGCGTCAATCTCGAGCTTCCCTCGGGCTGTGCCGAGATTGTAGTCCCCTGCCATCACCGTCTCCTAGAGGGTTGGCCTGCCCGCCTTGCCTCCGGCAACCACTTCGCGAGGATCTTCTTGGTCTTGCTTTCGGCTTCCTTCTTGGTCTTTGCTTCGATGTTTTTCAGTTCTGCGAGGAGCGCATCCCCGAAGGCATTGATGGCCCTGTCGAAGCAGTACCGCGTCAGGTCGTCTACGTCAAGACCAACCAAGTCACTCGGTCGGATCCTCATCTCCCGAGCCATCTGAAATGTCTCCCAGACGAGCTTCGTGTTCGCTACGAAATCGCTCGAGGTCGCGGGTACCTCCGACCGCGTAGTTGAAGATGAACATCTTGTCCTCGAGATCGATCTCGTCGGTGTAGACGTTCTCCTCGGTGTCCCGCTCGTCCTCCGAGATGGTCTCCCACGGAAGGTTGTCGAGGGCAACGGTCTGACCCTCGGCGGGCGGAACCTGACGCTTGTGGTAGGCAACCTTCGGCTCGACGATCACCTTCACCAGAAGGCGGTCCATCGCGTCCAGCATCTCCGCGAGAGCCTTCGGGTCCTCGAGCATGGCGTTCATGTCGGTGGGCCGGAGACCCTTGCCCTTGCTGATCGCCTGCTGCACGATCGGCATGAGGGTGTCCGGCAGGATGCCTTCGCTGAGAAGGGCTTGCGGGCCAGGCCTCTTGACGAGAGCCACGTTGCCCGAGGGGAGCTCCAGTTCCTCTCCCTGCTGCCGCTTCCACCCCGCCGCAGACGTCGGCCGCTTGGCAGGGTTGCCGCTCTTCTTCTTCGCCTTGCTGGTTGAGGCTGCCATCCGTGTGGTCCTCTCTTTCCTTGCCTCGGACAACTACTACGTCGGCTGGATGATCGCCGTCGACGTCTCGTTGTCGGTGAACGAGTACAGGTCGTCGTCGACAACCGAGCCGATCGCGGTGCCGCTAGCCTGCGTCACCCAGAACTCGCCGTCGTTGAGCTCGCCTTCGATGCCGCCGTCCGCCTTGCAGCGTTCGAGCGTCATGTGGAAGTCGCCGCCGGACTCGCTCATGGCCTGCCCCTCCGCCCAGAAATCGGGTCGGGGGTCGGTGGACTTCTTGGTGTACTTCTTGACCACGTTCGGGGTGACCCCAGACGTAGTCAGGGTGCCGCCGTTCATGATGACGTAGGCCTCGAGAGAGATACCACCACTGTCGAGCTCCCAGTCGACAGTCGCGCCAGAACCCCGCTTGGCAACGACCTTGTCGTCACCCCGAAGCTCTTGGTAGTCCTCCTTCTCCGAGAACGACATCGTCTGGCTGTTGGGAAGGTCGACCATCGTGCCCGGAGTACCATCCGGGTCCAACGGAGCGATCTTGACATCCCGAAGACCGTAGGGAAGTGAAGTCATCTCGTTTCCTCCTCTCTAACTGCTGGATCGCGGAACTTCATTGTTCGGAGTAACTCACCTTCATGGGAGAAACGATGGATCACGATGACGCCGGGCCTCTTGCCACACCGTTGCGAACGGCAAACAACCTCAATGAAGTTCTCATCGAGATTTGCAAACTTGATGCCGTTCGGACAGCGTAGCTCGTGCACCCTACTCCTCCGTGACCTTGAACTCCGCCTGCTCCCGAAGCCAGTTCTGGAACGGCTCCGGCTGCTCGGTGACGTCGACGCGGTAGTTGGTCTCGGGACCCCAGCGAAGGTTCTTCGTGATGTCCATCACGAGGCCATCCTTCACATCCTTCTTGCTCAGTTCCCGAGCCGACTGGCCCTTGATGCGCGGGGAGCGGTCGCTACCCACCCACTCAGCGATGAGCTTGGAGCCGCCGGAGTCGTTGCTGTCGGCAACGGCTTCCGTACCCTCGACGGTGTCGGCGTTCGTGGTTGTCTTCGGCATGTTCTACCCTCCTTCCGTTTGGGAGAATTCTACAGTCCGGAACCGATCACGCGGTATCCCGCGTTTCGAGCGTTGGCTCGATAGATGTCGTCGAATAGATCGACAGACGACCCTTCGAAATCCACCTGCGTGATATACTCGTCTCCGAACTGATACTGCTCCACCGCCTCGAGG